TCTCGCCCAGCGGGTCGTAGTTCAGAACCGCCTTGATGACGTAGTTCCCCACCACCCACACATTCGCGTCGTACTCACGGGCCGCATCAGGGACTTCCTCGTCGGACAGACCCCAGTCACGCAGCATCTCGCCGCTGACCTTGCCCCAGAACTCCAGCGCGTCGAACATCTCGGTGGGCGAGTTGTAGGCGTAATAGAGCCGCTCCTGCTGCTCCTTCTGGAGTTCCACGTCCTCGTTGATCCAAGACTGACCGTTGCCGACCTCGAGCACCTTGCGGATCGCATCGTCGTCGTAGCCCGGGACGCCGATCAGGTCGGCCAGCTCCATCCGGCTCATGTGGTGGTGCTCGAACAGGTAGCCGTCGTTGATGTGCCGAATGCCCGGCTCGGGGTAGATGCGGAACGGGTCCACCCGCTCAAACTCAGGCCCCAGTCGCTCGATCGTCTTGACCGTCATACCGCTCGGGCCAGCCTCGTAGCCCAGCGCCCGCTGCCGGCGAACGATCGGCCCCTTCACGAACGCAGCCGGGAAGGTCACGAGGTCGGTGATGAACTCGCCGAACGCCTCGCCCCAGCCGCCTTGCTCGAACTGGTCCTCGATCCGGTGCTTCATCTTGTCGGCGCGGTTCTGTGCCTCCTGCAGCAGCTTGAACCGGTAGTCCTGCGAGACCATCTCGCGCAGCTCGGAGATCTCCTCCTGCGATGGGCTCTGCCCGGTGCTCTGCAGCATCGAGATGACCTTGTTGGCCATCGTCTGCTCGATCTCCATCATCGTCGCCGGCGACAGGTCGGGGATCGTCGTCGGGTTCAGATCCCACGGCGGCATACCTTGGTCGAGCATGATGTCCCGCAGCCAACTCTCCGCGGCCCGGCACTTCACCTCGGTCACCATCATGTAGACCTCGGACCCGCCCTGCTCGCGGATCTGCGCCAGCTTGTCGGCCTCGTACTCCCCGTTGCGCTGCCGCATGGCGCGCAACATGATGTCTTCAATAGGTTTTTTGGCGATGCGTGCAGCATCCCAGCACCGCCGCAGATAGGCCGTCATCCCGAGGATCAGGGGGTCATTCTGCCGTGCGGACAACTCACGATCGACACGCGCCCGCTCTTCACGAGCGAGTTCGTCATTCCCGACAACACGGAGTAGCGTCAATCCAGCCATGAGGTACCTCTAACCGTAATATACACAGCAACTTGTATCTCGACAAGCCAAAGAAAAAACCCCCGCTGGGTGACGGCCAGCGGGGGTGGAGAAGCGAGTGAGCAAGTCCAACAGGGAGGTGTTGGTCGTGATGCGATGCGTATACTACGTCCAGCCGGCAGACGCAACCCGTCTCACCTCGCGCCTCTGTATAATGTGCCCGGCATCCCCGACATGTCCTACATGTAGCATCAGATACTGGAGCGCCTCGGCCACGTGCGAGTGCTTGTTCTTGTCGATCCCACCGTTCTTGTCGAACCGGTACCCGCCCATCATGGCGGCCTTGAGCTGCGTGCAGCGCGGGTCGAGCAGGAACCCCGGGTCGCCGTCCACTTGGCGCATGAGGAACTCGTCCACGGAGTTGATCCGCGCGCTGACCTTGTTGGTCTTGGCCGGGATGACCCGCAGCCCCTCGGCCTTGATGATGTCCACCGCCAACCGTTCGTCGGTCTGTGCCCGCTGCACACCTGCCGGGTCCACGACCACGAGGATCGGGGCCGAGGAGAAGCGTTCGTTGAGCAGGGGCTTGAGCATCGTGCGGACGAAGCGTTGGACCCCCATGTCGAAGCTCACCAGCTCGTCGAGGACCAGCGCCCGCCCGCGGGGGTCCTGTTGCCCGATCACGGCCGCCGGGGTCAACCCCAAGTCCATCCCCACGATGATCGGCCGCACCCCGTTGATGATCGGCCGGATGGCCTCCTTGGCCATGTGGTAGTCCGGGCGGAAGTATTGGTAGACCGGTTTACCGTTGCTGCTGAGCCCGTACTCCCCGTCGATGAAGACCCGGATGTACTCCTCCGACCGGCCTTGGGTGTCGTAATACCCCTCTGGCAGGTTCTCGATGTTCTCCGCGCTCTGGCTGCGCCCCGAGGGCTGCTTGAACACGTCCCACCCGTTGTCGTTGGGGCTGATGCCGTCCTTCGGGTCGAGGTGCTCCATCTGGTAGTACCACCACGTGTCCATGGTCGGCGGGTTGGTATCCCCCCACATCCCATGCCACGTCGGCCCGCCGTCCTTGGAGCTGGGGAAGCGCCCGATCCGCTTGGACATGGCGTCCACGATCTCGGGGTGGATGTCCCGTCACTCGTTGAACCACGCGAAGGTCAGCTCGAGCGAGTTCAGGTTGGCCACGTCGTCCGCGTCGTCCAGCGCGCGGAACATCACCTCACACTCCACGTCGCCGATCTCGAGGTAGTAGGTCTTGGTGGTACGCATGTACCGCCCACACACCCCCGGTGGGAACCAGTCGAGGAACGTCTTGATCGTGGTATCCTGCAGCTGCCGCGCCGTCTCGCGGACGATCGCCGCCCGGCTCCGCCGTTTCCCCGTGGTCTTGTCGGGCTCCTGCATGGCCGCCCGGCGCACAATCTCGAAGCTGCAGGTCACGGACTTCCCCGAGCCCACAGGGCCCATCAGGACGCGCATCTTGGCGTCGGACTTCATGAACCGCTCGCCGGTGGGCGGCGGGGTGTAGTCGATGTCGAGCGCCATCAGTCCAGCCCCCGTGCGTGGTCGACCAGCAGCATCGCCAGCCACAGGGCGTCCTTGCGCGACATGTGCGAGCTGAAGGCGAAGAAGTCACCATCCTCGTCGTGTCCGCAGATGAGCACGTCCGTGAACTCCGCGTGCTTGCGCGCCACGTGGTTGATACACTGCTCCACCGTCATCCGCTCATGGGCGGCCAGCTCCACCACCTCAGCCGTCTTGTCCACGTTCCTGCTCCTTCACCAGTATCACCACGATTTCCCGCGGGCGTCCTTTTGGGCGTCGGTGCGTTCTGCCACGTGGGGGGATGATTTTCGTCCGGTACGAGTGGCCTTCTCCTTCAAGCGCCGCACGAAGCTCTTCATGCTCTCGTAGCGTTTGGATTCGGGCCGCCGGGGCTTCTTCATAGGTGCTGTCAAACCGTATCAGAATGCTCAATGAGATCGCCCTCCGGCTCCGATGAGGCCGTCACCGTCATGGAGGTGTCGCCGCCGAAGTTGATGTTGATCCGCACGCCGCCGGCGGCACCGCCACCGCCCTCCTCGGTCTTGGCCTCCAGCCCCGCCCACTTGACCGTGGACTTGATGAGGTCGGCCTTGACGGCCGGGGATACGTCCGGGCTGTGGATCAGGCCCCACGAGGTCGTGAGGAGCTCCTCCGCCTGTGCGCGGGCCTTGAGCTTGAAGGTGAGCCCCTTGTCCCGGATCTCGTCGCGGTAGGTCTCCACCTGCTTGAGAAAGACCCGGTCCTTGTTGAAGACCAGCAGCTCACTGGCGGTGATGCCATGCCGCCGCTTGATCTCGTCGAGCGACTCCCCACTCCCCTCGAGGGCGAGAGCCACGTCGAAAGCCAGCCGGTCCGGCCATTTGGTGTGGTTCAGCGGGAGTGTGTCCATGCTGCGAAGATAGCGCGCAGGTGGGGGGTCTGACAAGGTGGACGGTGCGGGGGGTGGACAAAGTATACAATGCTGCTGTGTGGAGGTGTGAAACTATACACGTTCCTTTTTTGGGGTCGTGCTTTGAGGGGTTTACTACAATACGGGGGCTGTCCGGATTTCCATGTCCATGTGCCCCCCTCCCCCCTGCCCTGCCTCGCCGCCGAACGCGACACGCTGCGGCGCGAAACCACGTAAAATAGACCAAACTGGCGAAAGCGTGTCAGGTAAGGCATAAAGGATTCATCGAGACGGCGGCAACGTCGGATCGAAGGGCCACCCCGGTCCGCGCTCTTTGACATCGTTAACCGGACCTAGGTTCCCTCGGGAACCGATGATGGTGGCTCTCTCTTTCAACCTCAATCCGAAAGGAAAGTCATATGTCTAAGTTTCAGAACGCTCTTGCCTCGACCGCACCTGCAACCGCCAAGACCGGCGACCTCGAGTGGGAAAATGTCCAGATGGACACGCTCTCGCCCGACCTGCAGGCCAAGTTCGTGGCCATGCTCGACGCTCGCAAGGCGTTTGAGGATGCCATGATCGCCGCGGCCGGCAAGGCCAAGCTGATCGACACCAAGGCGGAAACGCTCTTGTTCGGGTACAAGTTCCTGACCCGCGGTCAGGTCAGCGTGGCACCCGCGCCGATCAAGCGACAGACCAAGGCCAAGAGCCGCTTCGCACTCTGAAACCTCAAGGCGGGCCCGCAAGGGCTCGCCTCCCCTCAACAGGAGACCTGACATGACCATCAAGACGTACAAGCGCAGCGAGCTGCGCGACATCATGGACAAGCGCGAACGCGCAGCGACCAAGCTCGGGCAGGAAGCCGCAAAGCGGTACCTGCGCAGCAAGGAAGCACCACCGGCGCGCGGCAACATCCGCGCGGCCCTCGCCTTCACCGTCGCCATCGGCGTGGTGAACCTGATCCTCTTCGCCCTCTGACCCTCGACCCGCCCGGCACCACGCTGGGCGGGTTTTCTTTTGTCTACTTTCTAGACTGAACACGCCTACCGCTGCGCGGGGGTCTGTAGGTTGCTCGCTTCGCTCGCCCATACGTCGGGGGCTGCTAGCAGCGCAGTAGTATACACGTGTAACTATACACCATTAGTCGGGGGTTACTAGACACGCGCGTGTACATATAAACTAAACGTGTAGTGTTTAGGTAACTATACACTATCTAAAAATAGATAGTCGTAAGCCCTTGAAATATAAGCAACTATCTAACTTTACATTTTATAAACCTGACATTTGTATACTTTTAAGTTGTGTCAAGTTAGGTGTGTATACCACGGGGAAGGCCAATAAAACCAAGGGGATGGGTGTGTTCAGTGTTTATATACACATACCAACTATCTATTTATCTATCTATTCCTAAAATTTACCCTTCCCCTGACGCGAGGCCCTCGTCCAGTAAACGAGTCACGACCTACCAAAAAACATAGCGCGTTTAGTTTCCAATATATAGATAGATAGTTAGATAGTTGGTTCTTTTCAAGCACTTACCGTGTATACCCAAAATGTTTACTTAGATAGTTGTTTGTTATCAAGGACTTGCAACTATCTAACTGTAGATAGTGTATACTTATCTGCTATGCGAGGCGAAAACCCAGCAAAATCAAGGGCTTGGCGACCAAACTTGACGCGGGCCGACCGATCGGCCAGCTTGGGCTTCGCCGCGGCAGACCCCGCTGGTATCTAACTATACAGGAGATTACTATGCAGACACTGTCTGTTCAGCCCACTGCTACCAACGAAGTATACACCAACATCAGTCAGATGGTCCGTGACTACCGATCAGGAAAGCCTGTCCTTGTCCGTGGATATGGTCCTCTGTCTGGTCTCGCTGTCGACTGCTACGAGGAACCGACCCTCAAGGACATGGGGTATACACGGATCGAGTTCCGTCTCGGTTCCTCGTATCAGGAGGTGGTGCTGTGACTACTTCCGCTTGGACCAAACTTGCAGACCTAACTACACATGACCACCGTATCGTTTCTGTGTTCCCCAAGCGTAGGTCATACCTGCATCAGTCCGATGCTGGCTATGACTGGGCTGCTGGTCGGGAGTTCGTCATCTGCACTGAGGCCAGCCCGTACTATGGCATGGTGGTAGCTGTCGATGAGCGACGGCACCTCAAGGAGTATGGGTATACACATGTTCACATCCACTGGAACCGGGGCCAAGCCCCTTTGGAGGTAGCACTATGATTTCGTCCACTACTGAACAGCAAATCCGTAATGAGTGGCAGCGTAAAGCTGACTGTATCAACCAAGGGTTCAACATCGAGTTCGATGAGTACAGCTTGGAACAAACTGCCAAGGTCTTGGCTGTTATCAATCCCGGTCGATCATCCGCCGACCATATCCGGGACATGGTCAGGGCCAATATGTGGGAGGGTAGTACCTCCATGGGTACTGCTGGCTGGGAAGCTACTGGTTACTTCCCTGAC